GTCAGGGTTGGTAGGTGCCGGTGCTGGCTGTTGGTTGCCAGCAGCCTGCTTGGCTGCGCCTGCGGAAATACCGCGCTTCTCACGCGACGGGATGATGTCATCCGTCGGCATCTGTAGACCCTTGGCCACTTCGCGCAGGATAGCGGCGCGACCGTCTTCACCCATGATCTCAATATCAATCGGGTTGGCAGTGGCGTTAAGGAACTCAATGCGGCGTACGTTCATGGTCTCCTTGGTCGCCAGATTGATAGCGCCCTTGGATATGATGTCCACATCACCCTTGATCGACTCGTCATCGTCGTAACGCATGTTGTAGATGTATTGCCGTTCCACAACAGGTTTAACGATGTCAGCGTCGATGTGCATTACGACTTGGCGGATTCCCTTACCGGCGGAACCCATAAGCATAGACAGGCCAGACGATGTGCGTCCTGCACCTTGGACATTAAGGTCACCGTACAGATAAGCGGGAATACCAGAATGTTCGTCTGCCATACGGCTAAACTTCTCATACACTCCCACAAGTGTTGAGGCGTTGTCCTCTGGCTGTGTGAAGCGCACTGCGGGTGCGTTGGTCCCTGATGGGTCATTCGTCACCTGCCAAATCTTCCACGGGTGGACCTGCGTAATGTCCTCGTTAGGCGGCAGGCGCTCCAGATTGACCTCAACCTGTGGACCAGACGAGATACCCATGTTGTTCACAAGGGCGCGAGCCGCCGCGTTGCAGACGTTCTGCAAGTCTTCAATGATCTCAGGAATGCCCTTGCCCCAGAAAGCGCCGGGGCACTTGATGAACGAGGTCTTGGAGTACGGCTTCTCGCCCAGCGGATCATAGTTGAGGACCGCCTTGATGATATAGTTGCCGACTACCCAGACATTCGCGTCATACTCAAGGGCAGGGTCGGGGACTTCCTCGTCGCTCAGACCCCACTCGCGCAGCATCTCGCCGGAGACTTTACCCCAGAACTCCAGTGCATCGAAAATTTCCGTGGGGCGCATCTCGGTGTAGTACTTGCGCTCCTCCTCATCCTTGATGAGTTCCACGTCTTGGTTGATCCACGAGCTACCATTACCAATCTCAAGTACCTTGCGAATCGCCTGTTCGTCATACCCCGGAACGCCGATCAAGTCGGCCAGCATAGTGCGCGTCAACGGATGGTGTTCGAACAGGTAACCATCACGAACATTCGTGATCCCCGGCTCCGGATAGATGTTGAACGGATCAACGCGTTCATATTCTGGGGAAATGCGGTCAACCGGCTCAGCTACAGTGCGGCCAACCTCGTCCTGCGCCCACCCCAGAGTACGCTGCCTGCGTATAACAGGCCCCTTGAGGAATGCGCAAGGGAACGTCACCAAGTCAGTGATGAAGTCGTTGAAGGCTTCGGCCCACCCGCCCTGCGCAAACTGGTCGGAGATGCGGTGCTTCATCTTGTCAGCGCGATTATGCGCTTCCTGCAACAGCTTGAACCGGAAGTCCTGCGCGAGCATTTCCTTGAGTTCCGCCATTTCCTGACGGGTAGGGGCCTTCTGCCTCAACTCCAGCATGGAGACTACAGTCTCCTCGAAGCGAGCGGCTAGCTCAGCTTTCTGTTCCGGCGAGAGGTCGGGCACGGGAGTAGGTTGTATGTCCCAAGGTGGTGTTCCGGTATCAAGAAGAATATCGCGTAGCCAACTTTCTCCTGCACGGCACTTGACCTCCGTAATCATCATGTAGACTTCGGAACCACCCTGCTGCTGAATCTCAGCTAGCTTTGACGGTTCGTATTCACCGTTGCGCTGACGCATGGCGCGAAGCATGATGTCTTCTATAGGCTTCTTGGCAATACGCGCTGCGTCCCAGCACTCACGAAGGTAGGCCGTAAGGCCAAGCATCAAGTCACTGGACTGGCGGTCAGCAAGCTCTTTCTCGGCCCGCTCCAATTCTTGCTTGGCGAGTTCTTCGTTCGACACAACACGTAGGATCGAGAGTCCAGCCATTACTTGAACATGTCCTTGCGTCCGAGCAACTGAGGTTTGCTCATCTTCGTGCTTTCTTTTTCATTACGCTTGGGCGCTGGCCGCCGTGGCACCAGCCCACCGAAGGCATAACCCTTAACCATTTTAGGGTTGTCGGAATTATATGAGTTGCACTTCGCCGCTTTCATAGCGCCTACCATAAAGTTGTTTACACAATATGTAACGCAATTAGTTAACAAGCGCAAGCACACAAAAAACCCCAGCGGTGTTAGCCGCTGGGGAGTGACAGGGAGGTAACCCGCTCGAGTGTGGAGACTACAAGCAGTTCCTATATGACACGGTGTGAGACTGATTGCAACAGTCTGATTGTGGATTACGTCCACCCGCCAGCGGACACACGTTTGATCTCGCGACGTTGCTGTAGCGCATACCCACTGTCGATGTTTGCAATGTGCAGCATCAGGTACTGCAAGGCTTCAGCGACGTGACTGTGCTTGTTCTTCTCAATACCATCGCCTTTCTTCTTGTAGTGGTAGCCGCCCATCATGGCTGCCTTAAGTTGCATGCAGCTTGGGTCCATTACAAAAGCTGAGTCACCATCAACCTGACGCATGAGGTAGTCGTCCACCGCGTTGACGCGTGCGCTGATGGAGTTGGTCTTGGCCGGTATGACCCTGAACCCTTCGGCCTTGATGATGTCAACGGCGCTGCGCTCGTCAGTCTGTGCCCGCTGCGTACCAGCGGGATCGACCACCACCATAACGGATATGCCGGGGAACTTCTCGAACAGCATGGGCTTGAGGACCGTCCGCACGAACCGCTGTACACCCATGTCAAAGCTCACTGCTTCTCCGAGGATGATGGCGCGTCCTCTTGGGTCTTGCTGCCCGATGACCGCCGCTGGCGTGAGGCCGAGGTCCATACCAACCACAAGTGGACGCACCCCGTTAACAATAGGCCGTAGACGAACAGGAGCCATATGATAGTCAGGACGAAAGTACTTGTATACAGGGAGGCCAGCACTAGACAGCCCATACTCGCCGTCAATATAGACACGAATGTATTCGTCTGAACGGCCTTGCGTATCGTAGTAGCCATCCGGCAAATTCTCGACGTTTTCTGCATAGGCACTCCTTCCCGACGGTTGCTTGAAGACATCCCACCCGTTGTCGTTGGGCGACACGCCATCTTCTGGGTTCAGTTTCTCCATCTGGTAGTACCACCATGTGTCCATGGTTGGCGGGTTGGTATCACCCCACATCCCATGCCACGTCGGCCCACCGTCCTTGGAGCTAGGAAAACGACCGATACGTTTGGACATCGCGTCCACAATGTCAGGGTGAATGTCGCGACACTCGTTGAACCACGCGAAGGTAAGCTCCAGTGAGTTGAGGTTCGCCACGTCGTCAGCATCGTCAAGAGCGCGGAACATTATCTCGCACTCCACGTCGCCAACCTCGAAGAAGTATGTCTTGGTCGTGCGCATGTAGCGCCCGCACACACCCGGAGGGAACCAGTCGAGGAAGGTCTTGATGGTGGTGTCCTGAAGCTGACGCGCTGTCTCGCGGACGATTGCCGCACGGCTACGCCGCTTGCCGTTAGCATCAGGCTCCTGCATGGATGCGCGGCGTACAACCTCAAAGCTACATGTAACGGACTTGCCAGAACCAACTGGTCCCATCAGCACGCGCATTTTGGCATCAGACGCCATGAACTTAGCGCCGGTGGGTGGAGGCGTGTAGTCTATCTCAAGAGCCATGTGGGTACACCAGATAGGTACAGTAGAGCAGGCCACGCCTGCGGGACTTGATGATCTTGGTACGGTAAGATATGCCGCGCTCCGCCAGTTCGCGCTCCAGCGCCCTGCAAGCGTCCACGCTACTTATGAATGCAGCGGGCTGCCCTTCATACCAAGAGTCAAAGAGCGGGACCAGATAGTCAGGAATACTCGGCGTCTGCATCTTCTGCCTGCACGTCCACAACAGGTACGGGTTCGCTACTGCCGCCAAGGTTGATGGTTATCTTTACGCCACCGGTGTTACCGCCAACGTCTGCGTTTACGCTGCTGTCCAGTCCAGCCCACTTGACCGTACTCTTGATGAGGTCGGCTTTGACCGCCGGGCTTACGTCCGGATTATGTATTAGAAGCCATGATGTCGTCAGCAGGTCTTCGGCCTGTGACTTGGCCTTCAGCTTGAATGACAAACCCTTTTCGCGAATTTCGGTACGTAAGTGCTCGACCTGTTTTTCGAAAGCAGGGTCTTTGCCGTAGCCAGCCAGTACCTCGGCTGTAATGCCATGGGTCTTCAGTATGGACTCAAGTGGCTCGCCACTGCCCTCAAGACGAAGCGCAATGTCGAAGGCCAGCCTGTTGGACCATGTGGGAGCGTGTGCTGGTAAAAACGTCATGTCCATATCTAGACGGTTGTTTGTGGTTAAGTCAAGGGGACAGGCGTGTATAGTTAAAGTTTACACGTGGTTTTTTGGGGTCTTGCTTTGTGAGCCTTACTACATGAGGGGGGGCCGCTTGAGTGCTGTCCATGTACCCCCCGCCCCTGCCCGTGTCGCTTGCGTGCCGCTTGGCGCGTGAAAGCCTGACGGCAAGCCCGAATTTGACATACGTGCTAAGTTTTGCTTAGGTGGCCTCGTCGCTGGTTCACACCAACGGCGCCGCTCACGGGCCCCGGCCTTATGGGCCCGCTCTTTGACATTGTTAGGAGACTACCATGCAGTTTGAAGGCAACTTCTCTGTGATCGAAACCAAGGCCGGTTCGGGCGAATTCAAGTTTGCTCCGGCACCGGATGGCAAGTTCGAGGATGCAAGCGGCGCGATTGCCGCAATCCTCAAAGCCAAGGTCAACCTTTCGGGTTGGGCGGTTTGGTTCGACGGTGACGGTTGGGACAAAATCCCGGCCAAGGGCAAGCCGGTCACCGCGTCCGCTCTGGCAAGTTTTGTCAAGCGTACGGACGAGGCAGAGATGGTTATGGTCCGTCGACCATTCCCGCAGCTGAAGGTCAAGCTCACCAAGGGCAAGACCAAGTTTAGCGGCAACGGCAAGGCAACCCGCCAGACACTGTAACAACAACGCTAGGCGGGCAATCCCGCCCGCCTAGCAACCCAAACAGGAGGTAAACCCATGACTAAGGTTTCCTATGACGTTGTTGTGACCCGCAAGGGCCACGTGGTTCCGGTTGCTCGCCACAGCGAGCGTGAAAAGGCCGAGCGGATGGTCGCAAGGCTGAATGAAAAGCACCGGATCAAGGGCACGCTGTTCATCAGAGTGACCAACAACCGATAACACCAGCGCAGGGCGGTAATGACGCCGCCCTGCAACTCAAACAGGAGATAAAGCCATGAGTATCCGACACCGTGTCCTGCGCGCCGAACAAGTACCTGCGGCGTGGGCAGATCAAGACAAATACCCTGTGATGGTAGGCGTGACTACAGGCACCCTGCTAATCACATGCGGCGTCTTCAGGACAATGGCGAATGCGGTGCGATGGTCCAAGCAAGTCGATGCTATCCCCGACCTTGCCACGCGGACCGACACTGAACTCGACATGCTTGTCCCGCAAGACGACTGGGACATAGATAACACCGCAATCCACTGACACCACGGGTCATCAGCTTCGGCTGGTGGCCCTTTTCTTTTGCCGCTAGCTTGTGAATGTGTATAAGCCATAAGTCGGGGGCCTCTAGAGCGCCGTCGTCCGACAAAATCAGATTTACGGGGGGCAATAGGATCAGTGTACAGTTATAGTTTACATGTACAGTTATAGTTTACATGCAGTAGCTAAGTCATTGATATTGCAGCAACAATCCAAAAAATAATCCAAACAATCCAAATAATCCAAAATAACTTTACATCTGGCAGTATCGCTAAGTTTACGAGATGTAAACTGTAAACTTTTGGGAAAAGTGTGTGATTCCAGTGGCTTAGGAAGAAAGTTGACACCATAAGTGTACATACAACAATCCAAATAATCCAAATAATCCATTATTTTTTAGTAGACAGAGCTTTCGCGCGAGAGAACATACGAAGAACACATGTGCGCCTGTAAACTCCCACCCCCTAACACCAACACGTGTAAACTTAGCTCTGTAAACTTTCAAAACGTCTTTTTTGGATCATTTGTTTAAAATCAATGACTTAGCTACACAGTTTTTGGATTATTTTTTGGATTATTAATCCATATGATCCATCGTAAGGCCGCCGCGAGGCGAAACTTGACACGGCGCGGCGGATCGGCTAGGTTGCGGGTTGGGGCGAACCTCGCCCTGTAGTAGTGTATAGTTAAACTTAACAGGAGATGACCACCATGGTTGCAA